ATCTAATTTTTAATGATAGTGTAAATATTGGTATTCTTGCTAACAAAGCAGCAACCGCAAGAGAATTGCTACAAAGACTGGCAACTGCTTACGAAAATTTGCCCAAGTGGATGCAACAAGGTATTATATCATGGAATAAAGGTTCTATTGAATTAGAAAATGGCAGTAAAATATTGGCAGCTTCTACATCTGCGAGTGCTGTCCGAGGCATGTCGTTTAATATCCTCTTCCTCGACGAATTCGCTTTCGTTCCAAACCATATTGCGGACTCGTTCTTTGCATCTGTTTATCCTACTATTACTTCTGGTAAAAGCACAAAAGTCATAATGGTTTCAACTCCTCATGGTATGAACCATTTTTATCGTTTTTGGCATGATGCTGAAAGAGGGAAAAACGAATATATCCCAACAGACGTTCATTGGTCAGAAGTACCTGGAAGAGATGAAGCTTGGAAATCACAAACAATCGCAAACACTTCAGAACAACAATTTAAAGTTGAATTTGAGTGCGAATTCTTAGGGTCTGTTGATACTTTGATTGCTCCAAGTAAACTAAGAAGTCTTGTTTATGATAGTCCAATTAAGAGAAATGCTGGACTTGATGTTTATCAAGAATCAAAAGAAAATCACGATTATTTAATTACTGTTGACGTTGCTAGAGGTGTTAGTGAAGATTATTCTGCGTTTGTAGTTGTAGACATAACGGAATTTCCTCACAAGATAGTTGCTAAGTATAGAAACAATGAAATAAAACCAATGTTGTTTCCAAATATTATCTATGAAGTAGCAAAAAATTATAATGGAGCATATATTTTATGCGAAGTTAATGATATTGGTGATCAGGTAGCATCATTACTTCATTATGATTTAGAATATCAAAACGTTCTTATGTGTTCTATGCGAGGTAGAGCAGGACAAATTGTTGGACAAGGATTTTCTGGAAAGAAAACTCAACTTGGTGTAAAGATGTCCAAGACGGTTAAAAAAGTTGGATCTTTAAATTTAAAGACTCTAATTGAAGAAGATAAATTATACTTTAATGATTATGAGATAATTTCAGAACTAACTACTTTTATTCAAAAGCATAATTCTTTTGAAGCAGAGGAAGGATGTAATGATGACTTGGCAATGTGTCTAGTGATATATGCTTGGTTGGTATGCCAAGACTATTTCAAAGAACTTACAGATCAAGATATAAGAAAAAAATTATACGAAGAACAGAAAAATCAGATTGAGCAAGATATGGCACCATTTGGATTCATTGAAGATGGTTTGGGAAGAGAATCTAGTTTTGTTGATGCTGATGGTGATAGATGGTTTGTTGATGAATATGGGGATATGGCACATATGTGGAATTACATGTGATGAATTTAGACGATCAACTTAAAACAGAACATTTATACTTTGCCAGCAGAACTTGTAGAGTATGTGGTAAAGAAAAGGACTTGATTGATGGATTTTATCGGATAAGAAAAAATAAATACAACTCTTCATCATATTCATATGAGTGTAAAGATTGTACTGTAAAGAGAGTCACCGTCAGTAGAACGGCATCAAAAGTCTTTGATAAGTGGGAATATCCTGACTGGTAAGCGTTCATGCACTGTTTCTTCAATTGAAAGTAGGCTTTTTTATAAATAATTTTCAGATAAACTGAGATTACGGAGAATCAAAACATGGCTACTCCTCAATTATCTCCAGGCGTACTCGTCAGAGAGGTTGATTTAACAGTAGGAAGAGCTGATAATGTACTTGATAATATTGGAGCCATCTGTGGTCCATTTGAAAGAGGTCCAGTAAATGAACCAGTTGATATTACAACCGAACAAGAACTACTGCAAGTTTTCGGAAAGCCTCAGTCAATAGACGCACAGTATGAATACTGGATGACCGCTTCCGCATTCTTATCTTATGGTGGCGTTCTAAAAGTTGTTAGAACCGCAGATGACCAATTCAAAAATGCTTCAGCAATTCGTTCTGGGGGAGTATCCATTGGATCAACTGGTGATCTAAAGATCTTGAATTTTGATGATTATGAGCAGAACTGGGCAGATGATATCGCAGATTACATCTTTGCCGCTAAGAGCCCTGGAAGCTGGGCTAATAATCTAAAGATCGCGGTCATTGATGACAAAGCAGACCAGATCCTAAATGTTGGTGCTGCCGTAACTTCAGCACTCGCTGTTGGATATGGTGTAACTACAACACTAACAAATATTCCTGCTGCTGGAATTGGAACAACCTCATTCTTCAATGGATATCTAAAAGGTATTGTTACTGGAATCGGTCAAAGTGTAGTTGATGTTAAAATTACCTCAGTTGTTGACAACGTTGGATCAGAATTTAAGATCAACTATCAACAAAGAAACCAATTAAGATCATTCAGACCAGGAAATACTATTAATTTCTACAATTCCAGCGTTGTTGGAATGGCTACAGTAACTCTTGGTGGTCCAGAAGCTAACGCTAAAGACTGGTACGATGAGCAAGTTATTGATTTAGATAACACCAGCATTTTCTGGAGATCAATTGCTCCAAAACCAATAACAACACAGTACGTTCTTGATAGAAATGGACAAAATGATGCTATGCACATAGCAATCATTGATGATACTGGAGATGTAACTGGTATTAGAGGAAACCTTCTAGAGAAGCACCTGTTTGTTTCTAAGGCATCAGATGCTATCTCGGCAGAGAACGCTCCTCAGAGAACTTGGTGGAAAGATTATCTGGCAAGATACTCAGATTATGTATTTGTTGGTGACAATCCTTCGGACAATTTATATCCTGGAGAAAGAGTATATGCTACAGATTTCATCTCAGGATTCTCTCCTATAGGAGTTCAGGCTGGAGCATGGAACCTAAGAGCACAGGATAAAGTATTCAGTGCTATTGGAAACGTAGTATACAGTCTAACTGGTGGATTAAATTACAATGGAGTTGCTGGAATCAATACAACAGCAGCACTACAAGCAGATCTTGGAAGTCTGTTTACATCATATAATCTTTTCCAAAACGTAGATGAAGTTGAAGTTGATTATCTGATCATGGGTCCTGGAATGGGCAATAAGTTTGGATCACAAGCAAAAGCAAATCATCTAATCTCAATCGCCAATTCTAGAAAGGATTGTATCGCAGTTATTTCCCCACACAGACTTGATGTTGTTGGACTAACAAACAGAGATACTCAAACCGATAATATTATTGAGTTCTTTGCCCCACTTCAATCATCATCATATGCTATTTTTGATGCTGGATACAAGTATACTTACGATAGATTCAACAATAAGTTCCGTTACATTCCATGTAATGGTGACGTTGCTGGTCTTTGTGTTAGAACTTCAATCTTTGCTTATCCATGGTTCTCACCTGCTGGTCAGCAAAGAGGAATTATAAACAATGCTATTAAACTAGCATATAATCCAAGTAAGCCACAGAGAGATCAACTCTATCCTCTAAGAATCAATCCAATTATTAATAAGCCTGGACTTGGCGTTCTTCTCTTCGGAGATAAGACTGCTCTTGGATACGCTTCCGCTTTTGATAGAATCAACGTTCGCCGTCTATTCCTCACTGTTGAACAAGCACTTGCTAGAACTGCTGAGGCACAACTGTTCGAATTGAATGATGAGATTACGAGAGCAAACTTTGTAAATATTGTAGAACCATATCTACGAGATGTTCAAGCAAAGAGAGGTCTTTATGGATTCCTTGTTGTTTGTGACGAATCAAACAACACCCCAGATGTAATTGATAATAATGAATTTAGAGCGGACATCTTCCTGAAACCTGCGAAGTCTATTAACTATGTAACTCTGACCTTCGTAGCAACCAGAACTGGTGTTGCGTTTGAAGAAGTTGTTGGTACTGTTTGATATTCTTAATATAAATTACTAAGGAGGCAACGAAAAATGGCAACACTAAAATCTCTTTCACAATTCAAATCAAAACTCATTGGGGGTGGAGCAAGACCAAATCTATTTGAAGTTCAACTACCAGCATTCCCTGGTGGAATTAATATTGGAGTTCAAGGAGATGGAACTGGGAAATATGACGCAGAGAATTTTACATTCATGTGTAAGTCTGCTGCCCTACCAGCTTCAAATGTAAATCCTATTGAGGTTCCTTTTAGAGGACGTACTCTGAAAGTTGCTGGAGATAGAACTTTTGATGTCTGGACTGTAACCGTCATTAATGATGAAAACTTCATTCATAGAAGAGCATTTGAGGCATGGATGCAGAATGTAAACCAGTATTCTGATCACAGTGGTTTAACAAATCCAGCAGATTACATGGCAGATGCTACTGTTCTTCAACTTGGAAGAGCAAATATCACCAGAGAGACTGGAACTGGTACTGGCGGAAACGCAAATGTCCTTGCTCAATATAAGTTCAAGGATATTTTCCCAACCAACATCTCTGCTATTGATCTGTCTTACGACACAACTGATACTATTGAAGAGTTTACAGTTGAATTCCAAGTTCAGTATTGGTATCCAGAAGTAGCTGGAAGTAACACTGCTCAAGGATAATAAATAGTACCACAGTAACGTCGGACCTTAATAATGTCGAGATTATTTGGTTTCTCAATTGAAGATAACAAAGATAATTCCAAAACATCGGTTTCCCCCATTCCTCAAAATAATGAGGATGGGGTTGACCATTATCTAACTAGTGGATTTTTTGGAACTAGCATAGATATTGAAGG